AACAGCCAGTCGACACGCCGAAAGACACGCGGGAATCTTGACCTAAGCGAGATCTTGCTTCACTCTTTACATCGGGAGCGCGAACGTCGTTCCCAGTATCGGGAGCAAATAATGAACGAACTATCTATCGTTATCTTCATGGGTATTGGAGCGATCCTCTGGTCTCTTATGAGTTACTCAGTCGGTTACAAAGAAGGCCAGCGCGAAGGCTTTAAGCGCGGTCGAGCTGTATCGCGTCACGCAGTTAAGGAAGTGCGCTAATGAGCTTCTTAGATAATTACGAAGACGTAGCCGCCAGAATCGCCCGCCTATGGGTTACACACCCTACGGCCAGAGTCCAGACGAATGTAATCGACTTTAACGCCGAAAAGGGCTACGTCTTAATCCAAGCCCAGATCTTCCGCGAGTACGAAGATGTAAATCCATCAGCTACAGATTACGCATTCGGTAACGTAGCGACCTATAACGTCAACATGAAGAAGTTCTTCGTCGAGGACACTGTTACCTCTGCAATCGGTAGAGCTATCGGTCTACTTCTTGGAGCAGATAAGCGTCCAACGCGTCAGGACATGGAGAAGGTCGAAACAATTAGCGCGAAAGTGGCTAATTCAACGGCCGACGATTACGATCCTTGGACAGTCAAGTTTGGCGAAGTGCCAAGCTATAAGACGGCAGAAGAAGCCGAACAGAGCGGCATTCCTAGCCTTGGCTCATCGATGGACGAGATCGCTAAGCAGCTGGGCGGAGAGTTAATGCCAGAAGCTCCACAGTGCAGCCATGGACATCGAATCTTCAAGACTGGCGAAGCTAAAACTGGTAAGGCTTGGGGCGGCTGGTTTTGCGTCGAGAAAACCAAGGCGACACAGTGTTCGCCGCTCTGGTATGTCTTAGCCAGCGATGGCAAGTGGAAGCCACAGGTCTAAAGATGAGCGACTTCGATCTAAAGAAGATTTACACATCGCCAGACGGAAACATCTACAGTTTTAGCGGTTATGGTGGCGTCGAGAATTGCTCCGACTGTGACGGCTTTACGCAAGTAAACGAATACGACAGAGAGGACGGTTTAGTCGTCTTCTTCTGTAAAAAGTGCGAAGATCGGTTACATTTATGAGCGACTTAATCGAGATTATCTATCCGCAATCTATGACAGCCAAGCTTCTACAGAATGGCGAAGTAATTGCAGAATACAAGATCGAACAGTGCGACAGCTGCTCCAGATTAAAGAAGCTGGACGCTTTCGGTTATACCAAGGGCCAAGGCGGAGAGAAGTTAACTTGGCTATGCGGTGACTGTAGATGAAGGTAAAGCCAACGATCGAAGATAAAGTCCTAGCTCATACTGTAGCTCTGGAACGAATCGCAGAGATTTACGGCCAGCCAGATCATTCCAGCCGCTACGACAGACGCTTAGGCTTCCACGATTACGTCGCGCAGGTAGCGGAGTCAATCGTCGCGGAGATCTTGGTCGCTCGTTACTTGGGTTATGTCGATTTCAATCCTAGAGCTTCACGCTTCAAGGAGACGGCAGACGTAGGCTCTAACATCGAAGTTCGATGGACACGTTACGAAAACGGCCAGCTAATCGTCTACGAGAACGATCGAGTTACAGACGTGGCGATTCTGGTCGTCGGTACATCGCCGAATTACAGGCTAGCGGGCTGGATACCTGTAGCCATGGCCAAGCGGCCTAAGTATAAGAACAGTAAGCAACCGACTTGGTGGGTAGACCAAAAGAATCTACAGCCGATCGAGAATCTAAAAGGGAGCAACTATGGACAAGCTGCGCTTTAAGTGCCGAGTCTGCAAGAAGGACACAGAGCAACTTATTCGTGTAATTACAGACAATCTTCCAGAGAACGTAAAAACGATCCAGTGCTGCGTCTGCTCGACGATGACAGTGGCACTAATTGGAGAAGCTAATGGCGACCTATGAGTTTAGGTGTGAAGTCTGCTCTAAGCAGATAGAAGTCCAGCGATCCATCGAGGACAAACTGGCGAGAGATCCTTACTGTGAGAGCTGCACAGTTCCCATGAAGCGCGTTTACTCATTGGGTGGAATTGTGTTTAAGGGTAAGGGCTGGGGCGGTAAGCCATGAAGATTCTAGATCTATTCTGTGGCGGCGGCGGGGCGTCTGCGGGCTATGCAAGAGCTGGCTTCACAGTCGTAGGCGTCGACATGGTTAAGAAGAAGAATTACCCTTACGAGTTCATTAAGGGCGATGCTATGGAGATTGTTAAAGACTTGGACTTCCTAAACACTTTCGACGTTATCCACGCTTCTCCGCCTTGCCAGTTCTATACAGTGGCAGGAAATCTTATGCGAGCGCAAGGAAACACGACATCGAAGCCCGATCTACTTGATCCAGTACGACAGGCCTTAATTGCTTGGGGCGGTAAATACATAATCGAGAACGTAGTGGGCGCGCCTATGGGCGGGATTACTCTATGCGGATCGTCTTTCGGGTTGAAAGTAAGGCGTCACCGTAAGTTCGAGTCCAACATGGAACTAACGACGCTTGAATGTAGACATAAAGAGCAAGGTCGCCCAGTCGGAGTCTATGGCTCTATGAACGATGAGATTCCTAAAGGCGGACGTACAGCTAAGACACTTAAAGAAGGTCAGGACGCTATGGGTATCGACTGGCTTGGCTGGAACTCATTAAAAGAGTCGATTCCGCCTATTTACACAGAACACTTAGGACGACAGATTATGGAGCAACTATGAAGAAGTTATCCACAGAAGTTATCCACAGCCTGTTGAACACGCCCAAGAAGACGCTCATTACACTGTTAAACTTGACACCCTTGGTACGCTGTCTTCGCTTGAAGCGAGCCGCTGTGGCGGATAGCTCGCAAGGGCGAAAGCAGCTAATGGGCAAGGTCTATGCCATTACGGCATTCGCTTTCATAATAAGCATTCCAGAAGCTAATGCAGCTAAGTATTCAGTAGATCACTTAAAGCTCTATGCACATTCTAGGATTCTCGACTATAAAGAGTTCCAGTGCTTTAATCGAATCATTACTAAAGAATCCAGATGGTCTTACACAGCTAAGAACGGAAGCCATTACGGACTAGGCCAGATGAGATCTACACACTACAGAGATCTAGATCCTTATCGTCAGATAGACGCTACTATCAAATACATAACACATCGTTACACTTCAAGCTGTAAAGCATGGGCATTCCATCAAGAGAGGAACTATTACTAAGTGACACTACACTCACAGCGTAAGAGCAACTCGACTCAATGGAAGAAGCTAAGACTTAGGATCTTGAATAGAGATGGCTGGGTTTGCTTCTGGTGTGGCCAAGAGGCGAACACGTGCGACCACGTGATACCCGTAGCAAGAGGCGGATCAGATGATCCCGATAACCTAGTAGCTGCCTGTAAGCGATGTAATTTCAGTCGTCAAGATCGACTTCCAGAGGAGATGGATTTAGTTCGTCAGAAGAAGGCTGGGCTTTTTTTAGATGGGAGTTCCACCGCCACTCTCTCCCGAGGTCTTCTTTCACCACCAAACGACTCGATAAAGCATGAATAGCCACGCAGAAGCCTCAGAAGGACACCAAGAGCCTCAAAGTGGCTCAGATCGGCTCACATCGGCTACCGAGAGAACTACAGGACTCTATTTAGGCTCTCCGACTCCCAGAATCCACTCTAAACTCGTAGATCTACCGTCACGCGGTCAAGAATTGATAGATTTCGCGGACAGTATCAAGCTTCCGCTTCTACCTTGGCAGAAATGGGTCGCGATGGAAGCTCACAAAGTTAAGCCAGACGGTCGCTGGGCTTCGCCGTTAGTGACTGTCGTCGTAGCGCGCCAGAATGGTAAGACTACGCTTATGAAGATTCGTGCTCTGGCGGGACTGTTCTTATGGCAAGACGGACTCCAGATTGGAACAGCTCATCGACTTACTACATCGCTGGAGACTTTCAGAGATCTAGTAAATCTCATCGAAGAGAACGAACATCTAGCCAGACAAGTAAAGCGAATCCGCTGGGCGCATGGATCAGAAGAGATCGAGCTTAAATCCGAGTTCGGCGGCGGTCGTTACATGGTTAAAGCTGGCGGCTCAGCTGCTCGCGGAATTTCCAAGCCCGAGACTGTTTTCGTGGACGAGACACGCGAACTAAAAGACGAATCCACGTGGGCCAGCTTGCGCTATACCATGATGGCGGCGAAGAATCCGCAATTATGGACGCTATCGAATGCTGGAGATCAGCATTCCCTAGTTCTTAACGGTTTACGCGAGCGCGGAATGAGTGCAGCTAAAGGCGACGACATCGCTTACTATGAATGGAGTTCTAATTACGAGAAGATCGACGATTCTAAAGCGTTCTGGACTGGCGCAGCTAAAGCTAATCCCGCGCTGGGCCACACTATCCACATCGATAACATTCGGGCCGTTCTCAACGATCCGCCAGATGTCGTAAAGACAGAAGTCTTATGTAGATGGGTGGCGACTATCTCGGCAGCTATTCCAGCCGAAGAATGGAATCAGTGTGGAGAAGAGGGCTTGGAGCTTGATCCAGAAAAGACTACTTGGCTGGGAATCGATGTAAGTCCGAATCGTAGAGACGCGGCACTGGTCGCAGCTCAACAGATCGACGACGAACGATTCTTCGTAAAACTTTTACACACTTGGCATAATCCGATAAATCTTGACGATAAAGCGATCGCTAATGACATCGCTCCCTATGTCAAACAGTATCCAGTGGAGACGGTGGCTTATTCTAAGAGAACGGCTTCGGCTATAGCTGCGCGGTTAGTTCCCGCTGGGATTCCAATCTCAGACATCGATGGCGCACTGTACGGCCAAGCTTGCGACGAATTGTTAGGAGCTATAACATCGAAGAGATTACGTCACGATCCAAAACAGACAGAGTTATCCAAGCAGATCTTATCAGCTGCGAGACTTCCGTTCGGAGATGGTGGCTGGACTATCGGTCGGAGAGCTTCTCAGTCGACTGTCTGCGCGACGGTTGCGACTGCACTCGTCACGCACTACGCGACACGCCCAGCGATGGATCTTGACATCATGGTGGGCTAGGTGTAACGACTTCTCTAGAATTGCGACATGGGATTATTCGATCTATTCGTTCCGTCGGTTAAAGCCGCGTCTCCAGCTTCTTCGATTAGTATCGAAGCGGCCGAGTCTCTTTATCCTGTAAACACTCTTAACTCTCTCGGCGGTTATTACTTCATGGGTAATCAAACCGCTACACGTACGGAAGCTATGGGCGTTCCAGCTATGGCTCGCGCGCGTAACATCATCTGCACGACTATAGGATCTTTCGGAATGCACACTCGCAACATCGCAACAGGCGAAAAAGTGCAACAGCCGCGTGTTATCAATCAGCCAGATCCACGAATCGCAGGATCGGCGTTCTGGTCATGGCTTGCAGAAGACATTCTTTTCTACGGTTACGGCTACGCGCGTGTAATGCAACGCTACGCCGATACAGGTCGTATTCAAGCGATGGAAAGAATCGATCCTCTTCGCGTAACTGTTACGACTAACGGCAACGGAACAGAGATCGACGGTTATGCTGTTGATGGAATGACAATAGATCCAAGCGAATTAGTCGTCTTTACTGGACTCGATGAAGGAATCTTAAATCGCGCGGGACGTACCATTCGCGCAGCTAGCGCACTAGAGAAAACAGCTTACGACTTCGCAATCGATCCAAATCCTCAAACTATTCTAAAAAACTCTGGCGTAGCACTTCCAAAAGATCGCGTAGCCGCATTAATCGCAGCATTTAAGAATCGCACATCGAAGGCGGTTACATTCTTAAACGGCGATGTCTCGATCGAGACTGTCGGATACGATCCTAAGAACTTACAGCTCAATGAAGCCCGCGGTTACTTGGCTCTAGAGCTATGTAGGGCCGCCGGTCTTCCCGCCTATTTCGCAAGCGCAGAGCCTAATAGTTTCACATACTCTAACGCTGTTTCGGAAAGGCGTTCTCTTGTCGATTATTCTCTGCGTCCGCTGATGACCTGTATTGAGCAACGAATGAGCCTTAGTGATTTTACTCCGCTAGGACAAGACGTTAAGTTCGATCTCGACGACTTCTTACGCGGTAATCCAATCGAGCGCGCGCAGGTCTACGAGATACTAAACAGAATTGGCGCGATGAGCGTCGATGAAATTCGCGAAGAAGAGGATCTACTTCTATGAAAATCACTACACCAATGAACATCACAGCGGCAGATTCTAACTCTCGCACAATTAGCGGGCGAATTGTTGCATTCGAGGAAGAAGCTAACGCTTCAACTGGGAAAGTCGTATTCGCTAAAGGATCAATCGCTCCAGCTAACGTAAAACTTAATTTAGAACACGATCGCACTCGTCCAATCGGTAGAACTATGGACATGACATTAAACGAAGATTCGATCGACGCAGTCTTTAAGATTACTAACACG